AATTATAAGGAGGTGTTATTTTATCGGTGGCATTCATTACGAGTGTCACTGAATAAAGCAACACAAAAGGAGTAAACACAATGTCAAAACTAATACAAAAATATATGGCTAATCCTACGCAAGAAAATTTAGATAAGATGAAAGCACATTTCAAAAAACATCCGTTTTCTTTTATGGGTATAACAGATGAAGAAATAAATTTTTTATCTAGCTTAGATTTACCTAGTGAAAATCATCCATGGAGAGGGTTTAGATAATGCAACAAGTACACATAAGTAAAATGACTGGTAAACTTGACGGATTCAAAGCTATCAGCACCAATACGATTACAAACGACTACTGCAACAAGCAACACGTTAAAGGTAAACAAGACGGCAAGAACATTTGTGGTGATTGTTATTCCCACGCTATGCTCAATACGTACCGCAAGAACATGCAAGGTGCATTGCAGCGTAACAGTGATTTACTAGCTAGTAGGCCACTTGAACCGCAAGAAATACCAAGAGTTGTGGACGCTATGTTTAGATTTAACGCACATGGTGAGTTGATAAACATGCAACACTTTGAAAACCTAATGGCTATTGTTCAAGATAATCCGTGGTGCACGTTTGCGCTATGGACTAAGCGTGTGGACATTGTGTTTAAATGGTTACGTGATAACGATAAGCCTAGCAATTTACAGTTGATCTACAGTAATCCTATGAAGTCACACATTATGAGCAAACCACCTAAGCATTTTGATAAGACGTTTAACAACGTGTTGCAAGATGAGCACACCGATAAACAAAATTGTACTGGTCAAAAATGTAAAGATTGCAGATTATGTTACACCGTGAATAGTATCACAACTATAGTAGAAAAAGTTAAGAAGTATTAATAAGGAGACAAACACAATGGAAACAGTAACACTAGAACTACCAAACTTTTGGGCTACCGCATTATTCTATGATGACACATCTAGCTTTGAATACGAAGATGAAAAACCATTTCAAGAGTTTTGCCAATGGATGATAAAAAACTATGGCACAAGTGAACCAGTTGATATGGTAGAAGATGGACACTTTATGACATATCACGATGCAAAACAATTTGGAGTATTAGCATGTGATGTACATAAGTATACGTTTATAGTTAACAATGGCAATCCAAACACTAGCGCAAACACTACACTAGCGCACACAATAAGGAGGAGATAACAATGCAATTTAAATGTGAAATAGATATGGATAATGCTGCATTCGCACACGATCCACACTTGGAGTTATCTAATATCATTAAACAAATATCAAAAGATGTTGACGCATTTGTATGTGTTGAACGCACCAAAACAATAAGAGATTACAACGGTAATAAAGTAGGCGAGTGGACAATAGGAGAGGACAATTACAATGGCAACTGAAACACAAATAGAAGATCTATGTTTAAAGCTTTTGGCTAAGGGAGAGAAGCGCAGCATTGCGGAAATACTTAGCCACCTATCAGAAATAACTATAATGAATTTACACATTGAAGTAATGGAAACACTCGTAACAAATCGGAGACAACAACATGACTAACTTTACAAAAGCACAACTAAAAGCAATACGTGAAGCAATGCAATCAGCATTAGAGCAAGTTAACTTAGATGGTGTAAACTTTACAGTAGCTAACTGTACCTACAACGGAGGTGAAGCCACCTACAAAGTAAATGTTTTACTGGATGGTGCAGAGACTAAAGAACAAAAAGACTTAACACAAATGGCTAAACTAATGGGTTTGGATACGTCCAAGATAAAAGATTATCAAGGAATGTCTATGTCTTTGGTAGGCTACAAGAGTAAAGCCCCAAAGATGCCTTGGATTGTGCAAGACTTAAAGACTAACAAAGAGTACAAGCTTACTGACACACAAGCAGAGCAATGGTTTAAGAAACCAGAAGAGGTAACACAATGAAAGAGTACCATTTCACACCAGAATTAGCTGTTCAAATTTGTGAGCAGCTAGTTATGGCAGACAACGATGAAGAGACAGCAGCGTGGCAGTACCTGATTGACACTGGTTTAGCGTGGAAACTGCAAGGTTACTTTGGACGTACAGCTAGGCGTCTGATTGATGATGGATACTGTACATACACAGACAGGGCAGACGAGGAGAGATACAACTAATGTTTTACGATGTAGTAACAAAGTATAAAGATGAACCACCACGAGTAACGTGGACGTTTGGCAGTGACACAAATGCCACACTGGAGGATTTATTAAGTATGATTGATGACAACAATTGTGAGTATGTTAGGATAGAGTTATCAACTTATTGGAGGAGTAAAAGAGATGAACGTACTAAGTCTATTTGATGGCATGTCTTGTGGGCAGATTGCCCTAGACAAGCTAGGCATATCAGTAAACAAATACTTTGCAGCAGAGATTGATAAGTATGCAATACAAGTTGCTAAGTCTAACTACCCTGAGATGATACACTTAGGTGATGTCAAAGAGATAGATCCTAGTAAGCTACCCAAGATTGATTTGCTTATTGGTGGCTCACCATGCCAAGGCTTTAGCTTTGCAGGTAAGCAACTCAACTTTGATGATCCACGCTCACAGTTATTCTTTGAGTATGTCAGGTTGCTTGAGGCGTTGAAGCCTAAGTATTTCTTGCTAGAGAATGTCAAGATGAAGAAAGAAAGCATGGACATCATAACTGATTACCTTGGTGTAGAACCTGTTGAGATAAACAGCAACCTGGTCTCAGCGCAGAACCGCAAGCGTTTATATTGGACAAACATACCTATGGATGGATTGCCACAAGACAAAGGTATTATGCTCAAGGATGTACTAGAACCTGTTGAGCAGATAGATGATGTCTACTACTACAGTGACAAGTCTATAGCTTACATGGAGCGAGGCAATGAGAAGTGGCAACAAGCAGGTAATAGACGAGCAGATAGGTACACTCAAACTCCTGACACCAAGAAAGCTTTTACTATCACAGCTAACTTTCACAAAGGTGTACCATACAATTACTTTGATGATGCAAGTAGAGTAAAAGGTGGACGAATTGTAAATCGTAGGCTAGATGAACGTGGCAAACGCCAAGACTACGACAAAGATATACCACTGCAAGCCATGCTTGAGTTACGCACAGATGCTAAGTCTAATTGTTTGACCACTGTACATAAAGATACTGTACTGGCTGACACATTAGCTTACAGAGATAAGTCTAAGTGTGTTAGATCAGGTGGGCGTTTGTCCTACGACAGACACGAATGGGATAGTGTAGACACCCATCATATTCGTAAGCTTACTGTGACAGAATGTGAGAGACTACAAACTGTACCCGATGGATATACCTGTGGCGTAAGTAACACACAACGCTACAAAATGCTAGGCAACGGATGGACAGTAGATGTAATCAAGCATATCTTTGAAGGATTAAAGGAGGAAAGACAATGACTGAACAAGAGATGGATGACTTAATCAATGATGCATTCGGTAAAACATTCTGGAAGTATCTAGCGTACATATGGTCAGGATTAGAGGAGGACTATTGAGATGCAGTATAAAGATATAGTAATATCAGACCATGACTTAGAGTGTTTGCATAATAGACACATTAGAATGGCAATTGAAGAACACATATTAGACTTAGGTCTAGCAACAACTGAGACACTTACAGGATTTACTTGGAGGATAGATGTAAGAATGAGGACAGACAATGCAAGTTAGGACATACCACAAGAACGGAAAAGCCGTACAGTTTTTAGGCTACAGTGACATAGACGCATCCAACGCAGCTAAGGTTGTCATGGGTGAGGTAGGTGATGTCGGATACTTCAAGCCAAGACTAGGCACAGATGAATGGATATACGATTGGATATACAAAAAAGAAATAACTGATGAAGACTTACGGAGGGTGATAGGCAAATGAGACTATACATGAACAAGCAAGGCGAATGGGTAGGAACCCAGGCTGAAGCTAAGAAGATCAGTGCATCTATGGTTGATGTACCTACAGACAAGCCTAACCTACTCAAGTGGCTCAACACATTTACTGGTGCAATAGATGATGCAGCTAAGGAAGTAATACAAGACAAGCCTAATCCTGGACGTGTGACACAAAAAGCACACGCATGGGAAACTATTAGAGAGTGTGCACAAAAGGCTTCCATAGATGATATGACTGTGGCATTAGCTGTATACATGGATAGAGTGCAAGACATTGCAGATAAACAGAAGGAGACACAGCAATGAGGAGAAAGTATTTCTTAGTTAAAATAAAAAAGAACAGAGATGATGATGGACATATAAGCTTACACATGAGAGCAAAAGATAAAGAAATGATCTTAGATATGTTTGGTAATTATTATTATACAATAAGTGTAGAGGAGATAGAAGAATGAACTACAAAACATCACAAGGTGTAGAATTATCAGATGATGGGTACACCAAGGTAACAGTTAAAGAAAGTTTAGGGTACGGATGGGAAGCTTCATTGTATGACAATGGCAGACTAGTACTAACACAAGATGCCACAGGTGAGACACTAAGTTTACCACCTGAGTCCACCAGAACATTGATGGACATATGCGAAGACATTATGCTAGGCATAAGAGAAGCCAAATTTAATGAGAAGGAGACATGAACAATGGCTAAAATTTCACAACAAAACAAAATACTTAACCACCTACGTGCAACCAAAGGTATGACATTGCGTGAGGCATTGCTTGACTACAGCATACAGTCATTCCCTAAGCGTATCAGTGAGCTACGTAAACGAGGCTACCGCATTGATGGTGTACAAAGCAGACATCCAGTGACAGGTCAACGCTACACACGATATGTATTAATAGAGGAGGCAGCGTAATGGACGTTGAGCCTGATTGTATAATTGAATTTCAAGAGGAGTTACCTTTAAACCATGAGCCTAGCCTAGATCATTGGGCTTTCCTCATGGCAGAGGATGAAATAGCTACAGGTTATCATTCAAATATGGACTATGCTTATGAACAAGCGTGGCACTTATTGGATGCAGAGTATAACTACAGCTACGTATAACCCCTATATTAGTAACGATAAGGAAAAAGGAGATAACATTATGGTTTGGGCATTAGTATGGATGCAGTTACTAGTCACCTCTCAATCAGTGAAATACTTTCACGTTGAGACATACGCTAGTCAAGAAGAATGCGTTGCAGCTATGAGCCAGGCTGCTGTGCTTGTATCAAACAAGAGTGAGACACTAGCATGTCTAGAGCTACAAGTAGAGTAGTTATCATGCAGCGCAAGAAGAAATGGGTAGCGTATGACAAGGATGGATATGTACTTGTCATATGCAGAAACAAAAGAATAGTAGAGAACTTTGTAAAGAACAGGAGGAAGTAAGATGTTAGAAGACAAGACATATAAAGTAAAAGTAGGTGAGTGGAACGATGCAGTTATCTACGTATACGAGAGACATCGTAAGTGTTTGAACCCTGATGATAAACCAGAGGATCACAGATGGAAACACTGGAAGGAAATACTTACAGTCATACCTGTAAACAATGACTTTGAAGACTACCAAGATACATCAGGTATGTTCCACAATAATGTAAGGGCTACAGTGGATGCATTATCAGAGCTATACGCTGCAAGTCCTGACTACGAGATGGGTATAGAGTACACTATGAATACCCACCCTTATATCAACGTGTAGGAGGTAGTATGTATTACGCACTAGACATATACAGTAAGAGTAACAAAAAGATGTTTGCTTATCATTCAAGCGACAGCCGTAAAGATATATTGAAACTTAAAGAGATGTATAGTAAGAATGATTTTGTATACATTAAGGAATGTTATGGAGAGACAGATGCAGATAAACAAACGTACAGACAGTCTTCCAAATATGGAAGTACCACAATTGCCAGTTAGTATGCTACAACATATGGAGCAGATGGGTTTACTACCTGTCTCCCATGCAGATGACGGGGTAAACAATATAGATTTACCCTGGAGAAGTAATACAAATTATTTTAGGAGAGATGTATTGGATGAGAATAATGAACCCACTTTTTAGTTATCTTTGGTCTTTGTTTATACTGTGGCCTTTCATCTATATATTCTTGGTACACATAGGTGTGGTATGATAAACGATGATGAAGTACATGAGAAGGATGACCCCCACGATGACATTAGTGATAGGCTTGGGGGTCTATATAAAGAGGATACTAACGGCTCTAAGCGTCCTGATAAACGTGATACTAGGAGGACAAAACAATCAGACGTTCAGCGCAAGGAATCACCAGTGGCAGAAAGAGGGGAAGCCTAACATAGTTTATTTCATTGACATGCTTATAGGCAAAGGTCATTGTGTAGAGTGTTGGGTCTATTGGAAAGTGAGGAGAAAATGGTAGACATACCTAAACATACATCTAAGTTATCAGCTATTGTTGAGTACTACCTTAACAGTGATAACTTTCTTAGGCTCAGTGCTAAGTCACAGCGAGACTACGATATACATTTATCTGCTGTACTGAAGACTAACGTAGAGGGTAGACTGTTAGGCAACTACACAGTGCGTAGCATCAAGGCTAGGCACACTAACCTGGCTTACTCTAAGTGGCTGAAAGCAGGAATACGAACAGCTAATTATCGTAAGGCTGTACTCTCAACTGCATGGAAGTATTGCATGAGGTTAGATATAATGGACAACGATCCAGTGCGTTTGATCAAGACACAAAGTACCACACCTCGTAAGGTTACGTGGACTCGTGAACAAGTAGTACTGTTTCTGGATACAGCATATGGTAACTTCAAGTGGCGTAGCATTGGGTTGATTGTACATATGTCTTACGAGTGGGCGCAGCGTGTAGGTGACATGCGTATGCTAACCTGGAATCACATTAACTTTGATGCGAAGCGTGTTGATTTAACACAAAGTAAACGTGGTGCTGATGTACACCTACCTATACCTAGTGACCTACTTACTATGCTCAAACAACAGAGTCAGGACTTTGGGTTTCAAGATTATGTAGCACCCAAGACTAAGCCAGTGGCAGGTGCATATGTACCCTACCCAATTGATCACATTGATACAGCTATCAACGAAGTCAAACAAGAAGCAGGGCTACCCAAAGAGATAACTGCTATGGATCTAAGGAGGACTGCTATCACTGAGATGGTAGAAGGTGATGCTGATCTAGCTCAGATCATGCAAGTCAGTGGTCACAGGAATCCTGAGTCAGTCAAGCCTTATTTGGTCAACACATTTAGTGGGGCAAGTAATGCGTTAGCTAAGAGGAATAAGACATGAATGTAAACATTAAGAACTACTTGGAGTCGCTTGATTTAAAAGAAGAATACAAACACAGAGGTGACTGCCCTAAGTGCAAAGGCAAGAACACATTCACTGCTATACGAGATGGTAGTGCGCTGCTCTACA